GAGGCAGCGCTGGAATATTCTGGCGGCACGCATAACTTTGATGACGTAGCTGAGGGGCTTGCGTCAGGTAAGATGCAGTTGTGGCCTGCGCCCAAGGGGTGCATAGTTACAGAAATTGTGGTATATCCTAGAAAAAAGGTGCTAAATGTGTTTCTAGGTGCTGGAGAATTAGATCAGCTTATGGATATGCATAAAGATGTGATAGCATGGTCTAAAGCGCAAGGATGTGTAGCAGTGACAATAACAGGTCGCCACGGATGGAAAAAACCTTTGACCAAGCATGGCTGGAAGCCTTTGCACACGTCATACGTTAAGGAGATATAGTAATGGCAGGCGGTAAAGGCGGCTCAACAACGACAAGCGTTCAAGTCCCTGAGTACATTGAAGAAGCGGCAAAGCGAAATCTGGCGCGTGCTGATACGATCAGTCAAATCGGGTATGTGCCGTATTATGGCCCAGACGTTGCAGCATTTACGCCAACACAAGAAGCAGCATTCCAGAACGTAGCAGGTCAAGCTGGCGCTTTCGGTCTGACTACACCCGCAGGTGGAGCAATGGCGGGAATGCCAGCGCCGCAAGATTTTGCGGGGGGCATTCGTGGTTATTCATCTGCGCCACTGTTTGAGCAAGCGCAAGCTGATTTAGCAGCAAAGCGCCCAGCGCAAGTTAATTTAATGAACAGCTTGTTTATTGACCCATTCACTGGTCAGGTAGGGTCAAATGTTGCAGCGCCTATTGATTATTCACAGCTTGGCACTGTTGCGGATATTCGTGAAGCAGATCGCCAGCGTGATTTGGCTGTTGCTGAGATGAACATGCAGGGTTCTGCTTTGTCTGCACCTGAATATAACACCTATGTAAATACTATTCAGGAAGCCATTGGCGATCCGACATACAACCCTGCAACTGATGTTTTGACGCAATCTCAGATCGACGCAATCAATCAGGATCAAGAGGCGCAGCTTGCACAAGACGCAATATACATGAACCAGTTGGGCAATGCGAATGCTACGATTGGTGATGCGATTACGACGATAACAGGTGGTGAGCCATCCTTTGATAGCCCAAGCGGTGCTGGTAGCTATGGCGGCTCTCTTGTGACAGGTGAGCTAAGCACAGATTTGCTTGGCATTCCTGGGCTTGGCGGTGAGATTGCCGACAGTATTTACCAGCAAGTTGACTTTGAGGGTGCGGTAGAAAAACAGGGTGAAAACTTTGCTGAGATGGCTGGGTCAGAGTTGCAGGACGATGGCACATACGACATTAGCAACTGGTTTACGGATACATCTGCTACGCCAACAAATGCTGACCTTGCGGCAAAGACTGAAACCTTCTCTCAGATGGGAGATGATCTAACACCACCACCAGTAATTTATGATGGCTCATCGGAGAAAAACTCAGCGGTTGCGGCAATTCTTAAAGATAAATACGGTTGGTCAGATGAACAGCTAACGTCAGGCGGTTATGAGGGGTATGCACCAACTGACGAGAGTGTTGCAGCACCAGCGCCAGCGCCTGTGGAAAGCACACCTTCAGACACGAGTTTTGCACCTACGTTTGAGGCAGGTGTCGCAGCAGCAGACGACGATCCGTTTGGGGTTCAAATTCCAACCCAACAACAGCAAGACTTTGCATCGACTGTTCTTGCGTCTGATGATCTTTCTGCGTTTACTGCGCCAGTAGTTGATACAGGTAATGATGACAACTTTGGTCAAATTTCTGCTGGCGGTCAGGACGCAGGCGATGGCATGGTCTGGACGGCAATGACAGACACAAGCGGAAATACTGTTACTGATGGATTTGGAAATCCAGTTTTAACGCGCACAGCCGCACCCAAAGATGACGGCGGCGGCGGCGGTGGCGGCGGTGGCGGCGGTGGCGGTGGCGGCTGCGTAGTTGCAACACACGCAGTCGGCTCAGGCGCATTTACACCAAGTATGAAACGGGAAGCAGTCGTTTGGTGCATGAACAACCTGCATAACAAGTGGTGGGGTGAAGCAATCCGCAGAGGCTATCGTCACTTGGGTCGTAAGAAGATTGAGCAAGGCAAAGCGCACGAACATTACGCAGAGTTCCGCGATTACATTGCCTTTGCAAATGGTAAGAAGCGCACAATCAGGGGCGCTATTAACTTCACACTTCGCACTGCTCAATTCTTTGCAGTCGGTTTAATTAAGAAGGAAGCGTAACATGGGCGCAGCAGCACCAGCACCAACAGTAGCGGCGCAGACAGGAACGCTGCAAACACCGCAGCCAACGGCAACCTATCAGCCAGCGCCGCAGCCAGTAGCAGCGCAACCTGCGCCATTTAACGTAAACCAAGCAGCGGCAGGAGCCTTGCAGGGCGCAATTGGCGGCACGCAACAAGCAATGCAAGCACCGCTCCAAGTCGGCGCTTATATGAACCCTTATCAGCAAGAGGTCATTGATCGCACACAGCAAGACATTGAGCGTCAACGTCAGATGGCTATGAATACGCTAGGGGCGCAGGCCACAAGAGCGCGTGCGTTTGGTGGGTCACGCCAAGGCGTGGCAGAGGGTGTGCTTGCAGGCGAATATGGGCGCATGGCAGGCGACATCGCAGCGCAACAACGTCAGACAGGTTATACCCAAGCAATGGACGCAGCAATGCGGGATCGCGCAGCACGCGCAGCAGCGGCATCACAGCTTGGCGGTCTGGGTCAGCAGGCGTTCCAAACAGGTCAGGCAATTACTGCGGCGCAAGAGCGTCAAGGCTTAATGCAGCAGGCATTGCAGCAGACATTGATCGACGCAGCGCGTCAGCAATTCGCAGGCTACACAGGTGCGCCACAAGCATCACTTGCTGCGCCACTGGCAGCGCTTGGTGTTGTACCTAATCAATCCACAACAACGCAATCAGTGCAGCGCGGTTTGTTTGACTATCTAACATTGCCATTCATGGCGATGGGTATGCGCTAGGAGAGAATTATGGCTGAGCAAGACATGCAACGAATTGGTATGGCAGACGATGACCTTGCGATGCAGGAGAGCCGCGCTAAGCGCAGCGATCAGGCAGCAGCATTTGCAAGCTGGTTAAACAGTATGCGCATGAAGCCTGACGCAAACCTACCTGCTCAGCTACAGGCAGCGCAGGAGCGCCGCGCATCTAACATCCGCAAAAACCGCACAGTCAACATGCTAGAAAGCGCAGGTCAGACTGAGCTTGCTAAACAGGTTAAATCTGGTGCCATTACAGGCAAAACTGCAGTTGGGCAGATGTTCCAGCTTGCAGCGGAAGAGCGCGAGATGCAAAACAGAATTAAACTTCAAAGAATGAAGGACAGCAGAACTGCCCTAATGAAGCAAGCTGAAGCGGCGGGCTTAACTGCAGGCTCAGAAGAATATAAGAAATACATCCTTAGTGGCGGTGATGTTTATGGCTCAGGTGCGCCAGTTGAATTTGGTGCGCTGGAAAAAGGAACTATGCTAATTCAGGGCAGAGATGCTCAGGGTAATATCACATATCAAGTGCAGCCAATAGCAGGCTCTCAGGCAGAGCAAGACGCAAAGCGGGCAGCAGATGCTATCACAAAGCAGACAGAGGCCAAGGTTACTTCAGGCACAACTGTTCTTGGTGACATTAGCGAGATGAAAAAGAAGATTGAGGCCAATCCTACCCTCACAACTGGTATGATTGGTAGTGCGCTTCTTAGAATGGGCTTCACAACTGCGGTTGATGTGAATGAGCTTGGTGAAACAATTCGTTCAAATATTGGCTTTGATAGACTACAAAGAATGCGCGAAGAAAGCCCAACAGGTGGTGCGCTTGGTCAGGTTGCTGTGCAAGAACTCAACGCCTTGCAGGCCAGCTTGGGTAGCCTAAAAACATCTCAGTCATCAGATCAGTTGATAAGAAACCTTGAACGCTTAGAGACGCAGTATCAGCAGTCAATGAAGCGCATCTTGGATACTGAGGGTGGCTCTGCTTACTTTACCCAAAACGAAATAGATACAATCATGGGGGCGTCTACAGCCCCAGCCGCGACAACATCCTCAACCGTAACCCACAGATTTAACCCCCAAACTGGTAAAGTGGAGCCTGTGAAGTAATGGCAGTTATAGTAGACGCAGGCGGTGGACGCATCATAGAGTTCCCAGATGAGGCAACTGCCAATGCATATTTCGCGTCACAATCTACCCAAGAGCAGGATGTAACTGCACCAGAAGCGCAGCCTCAAGTGTCTCAAGAAGAGGACATTAAAATGGCGCTAAAGAGTGGCCTGCGTGAAGGTGCAATCGCAGTTCCAGAGGCGATAGAGATGCTGGGCAGGCTTGGGGTAAGGTCGTATCAAGAGGCGAAAGACTTTTTTGGATATGATGTTGACGAAAAGACCCCAGTTCTGCAATCAACTGTAGGGCAAGCACTTCGTGAGGCATTTCCTGCAGAGGAGTATGACCCCCAAACGACTGCAGGCGAGTATGTACAAACAATATCTGAGTTCTTGCCTTCTGCCGTGGTTGGTGGGCCTGCTGGGATTGCACGCAGGGCGCTAGTTGCTGGAACCGCAGGCGCTGGCAGCGAAGCAGCAGGTCAAGCAGCAGAGGAATATGCGCCGTCTATGGAGTTGCCTGCGCGAATTATTGGGGCGTTTGTGTCGCCAGCCGCAGGTGCGAAGGTAGTCAACAAGACATTCAAGCGCTCAGTCGAGCGCCCAACCTTGCAGAGCTTGCGTGACGCAAAAAATGCAGCATATAGCAAAGTGGACAAATCTGGTGTTAAGTTTGATCCCAACGAGGTCAATCAGATTGTCGCAAAGTCAAATGCAGCAGTAGCTAAGTTTAACTATGTTCCAGAAGTTGACCTTCAAACCAAGGCTGCGCTCAAGACGATACAGTCGCAGATGGGCAACACAATGACGGTGGGTCAGCTAGATAAGCTGCGCCAGAGCCTGTATAAGCGATATAGTGCAGCGCGGAATGAGCAGGGTATTCGCGAAATGATTGATGTCATAGATGAAGCGATAGAAGCAAAAGCACCAGCCAATCGCCTAATGGACACTGCGCGACAAGCGAACAAGCGATATAAGAAGTTAGAAATGCTTGAAGATGCGTTTAGAAAAGCAGAGCTAGACACTGCAACAAGCGGTTCTGGCGGGAACCTTGTTAATAACTATCGCCGCGCGGTAAAGAATATCCTTGCAAGCAAAAAGAAAAGCCAATTCTTCGATGATGCAGAGGTCAGAGTGATGGAACAGTTCGTGCGCGGCAAGATGAGTGACAATATGCTTAGGCTTATCGGTAAAATGTCACCGTCTGGCGGTGGGCTTATGCAAGCCTTAAATGTCGGCGCAATTGCCTACAATCCAGCCATGCTAGGCGTAACCGCAACAGGAATGGCGGCGAAGGGCGCAGCAGAAGCTAGATCGCTAAAGTCAGCAGAGCAAATTAAAGATATGCTGGCAACAGGGATTGCCCCAAATAAGTCAATCTCTCTAAGTGAAATACGCGCGCTTATAGGCTTAGAGGCGGGCAGCGAAACTGGCCTATTACCGCAGATGCAGGAGCAATAACATGCAGCCAAAAGCAAAAGACACACGCGAGATTGAAGGTATCCTGCAGGACGCAATTGCGCAGGCTGTAGACTTTGTTGAGAGCGAAATCACAGATGACCGCATTAAGGCTCAACGCTACTTTGATGGTGAGGTAGACATTGGCTATGAAGATGGTCGCAGCAAAGTAGTCGCAACAAAAGTACGTGATACCGTGCGCTCTGTAAAGCCAAGCCTGATGCGTGTGTTTATGTCCACATCTAAGCCTGTTGAGTTTGTGCCACGCGGGCCAGAAGATGTCGCTATGGCAGAGCAAGCAACAGAATACATGCACTACGTGTTTAACCAGAACGATGGTTATCGTGTGCTTAATGACGCATTCCACGATGCCCTAGTTAAGAAAACTGGCATTGTGAAAGCCTACTGGGAAACCAAGTATCGCGCAGAGATATTCACGTACAGCGATCTGACTGACGAAGAATACACAATGATCGTGTCAGGCGATGAGGTGACTGTATTAGAGCATACTGTGACATCCTCTATAACTGTAGACGAGATGGGTACAGAGGTGGACATGCCAACGCATGACCTAAAGATCAGCAGACAAATGCCTGAAGGTCAAATGCGTTTTGAAAGCGTGCCGCCTGAAGAGTTCTTCATTAACTCACAAGCGCGCAATATAGACGAAGCCTATGTTGTTGCACACCGCACAGAGATGCGCGTTGGTGAGCTTGTGGAGATGGGCTATGACTTTGAGGATGTATATGACCTAGATAGCCTATATGGCGCATCGGACATCTCAGAAGCGGAAACCATAGAGCGTCAGGGTTATTCTCAGGACGATTACGAGGATCAATCTGCAGACCCTGCAATGCGCAGCGTGGCAATCACAGAAGCCTACATGAAGCTAGATGTAGACGGCACAGGTGTACCAGTTCTGCATCGCTTTATCTGCGGCGGTTCAGATTACAAGCTGCTGGACTTTGAGCCAATTGACCACATCCCATTCGCTGTGTTCGAGGTTGATCCAGAGCCACATACATTCTATGGGCGCTCTCTTGCAGAGATTGTCATGGATGATCAAGACGCAAGCACAGCTATCTTGCGCGGTGTGCTGGATAACGTAGCCATGACCAACAATCCACGCATTGGTATTGTTGATGGCGCAGTCAACATTGACGATGTGCTGAACAATGAGATCGGCGCAATCGTGCGCATGCGCCAAGCAGGGGCAGTTCAAGAGCTAACGGTGCCATTTACTGCAGGACAAACGCTTGGCGCTCTGACGTACATGGACCAGCTAGTTGAGAACAAAACAGGCGTATCCCGTGCAAGCATGGGGCTAGACCCAGACGCAATGCAGTCCACAACCAAGGCCGCAGTCCAAGCGACGATCCAAGCGCAGGCTGGTCAGGTTGAGGTCATGGTGCGCAACTTGGCAGAGGGCATGAAGCGTCTGTTTAAGATTATGCTGCAGCTACACATAAAGCACACAGACGAAGAACAGATGATGCGCATGCATGGGCGCTTTATTCCTGTTGATCCTCGCGTGTGGAATGCTGAGATGGATGTATCCATCAACGTAGGCTTAGGCACAGGTCGCGAAGAAGAGAAGATGATGGCGCTACAGCAAGCGTTTAGCATTCAGCAGCAGATATACGCACAGTATGGCCCATTTAACGGCATGGTGAGCTTGACGAACATACGCAATACGTTGTCTGATATGTTAGCTGCTGCTGGCGTAAGAAACTCTGATCGTTATTTTGCTCCAATAACGCCAGAAGTCGAGCAGCAGCTACTAGCACTGCAGCAGCAAGCACAAGCTCAGCAGGCGCAAGGCACTGATCCGAACCAAGCATTCCTAGCTGCAGAGCAAATGAAAGCGCAAGCTAAGATGCAATCCGACATGATGAAAATGCAGCTAGACGCACAGAAAGCGGCTGCAGAGGATGATCGTGAGCGTGATAAGATGGCGCAGGATTTGATGGTTGATGCAGCCAAGATATACGGTCAGTATGGCACTGCAGTTGACGTAGCACGCGTTAAAGCAGAGCAAGATAAAATGAGAACAATCGCAGGTATTGCACAGCAATGATGAGCATTCGCATACAGGCAGACGAAGCCAAGCGCTTAAAGAATGACACTGCTTTTCAGCAGTTTGTCCAAGATGTTCGCGATGTGCAGCTAAGCATATTCGCAAACAGCACTGCATCCGAAGTGGAGCAGCGCGAAGAGGCGCACGCAATCATGCGCGCGTTAAACCAGATCGAAATG